TTGCTGAGCGTGTTTCTCCTTTTGATATGTTTGTTGACCCTGACGCTATCAGTATGCAGGATGTGCGTTGGGTTGCCCAGCGTATCAAGCGTCCAATCTCTGAAATTAAATCGGACAAACGATACAACAAAACAGCCCGTGATGCTGTTGAACCAATGTCTTACTCTAAGTGGTCTGACCATTCTGCCAATAAGAAAATCAACGACAAGGCTATGGGTTATGCTGAGGTGTGGGAATTTTATGACCTGCACCGTAACACAATCAGCGTATTCGCTGATGGTGCTGAGCAGTTCCTAATTAAACCAACCAAGATGCCTTACGCAACTGGTCATCCTTTTGTTATGTTGCGTGACTATGAAGTGCCAGACACTTTCTACCCTATTGGCGAACTTGAGGCTATTGAACCACTCCAGCGTGAATTGAACGAAACTCGTTCACAGATGCTGAACCACCGTAAGCGTTTCAGCCGTAAATACCTATTTAAAGAATCAGCGTTTGACAACACGGGACGCTCGGCTTTAGAATCAGACTATGACAATGTTATGGTTCCTGTTATTGGTGACGAGCCTTTGGGTGGTGTTGTTGCACCATTCCCAGCCATCATTAACCCACCAGAGTTCTATCAGCAGTCAGACCTGATTACTGCCGACATTGACCGTATCTCTGGTGTTACCGAGTTCATGCGTGGTGGCGGTATGGCTATCCGCCGTTCCGCAACCGAAGTAGGAGCAATCCAAGACGCAAGCAATAGCCGTACAGCAGATAAACTAACAATGGTTGAAGTTGCACTGGCTGAAGTTGCTAAGCGCCTTATTGGCTTGGCACAGCAGTTCATGTCTGGTGAACAAATTGCCCGTATTACTGGTAAAGATGGTTCTGCAAGTTGGGTTCAATTTGACCGTGACTATATTGCTGGTGAATTTGACTTTGAAGTATTTGCTGGTTCCACACAACCAGTAAATGAATCCTTTAGACGACAGTCGGCGTTGCAACTTATGGATGCTATGGCTCCGCTTGCTGGTGCTGGTGTTGTTGATATGCGAAAGTTGGCTGCACATGTTCTACAAAATGGTTTCGGTATTAGAAACCCTGATGAGTTCATGGCTCCAGAACAACCACCTATGCCACCTGAGGGCGCACCTCAGGGTCCACCTGAGCAGGCACAGGCTCCAGTACCGCCTGAGCAGCCACCTGCACCGCCTGCAGCACCGCCTGACATGGGCGGTGGTGAAATACCGCCTGAAATAATGGCTATGATGGCACAACAGCAAGGACAAGGTGTTGTCCCTGCCGAAATGATGCCACCACAAGGTGGCGGTATGCCAGACCTTAGCCAGTTACCACCTGAAATTATTCAGGCGTTGTTGGCTCAACTTCAGGGTGGGCAGCCACCAATGGGTGGCATGCCCCCCATCTAGGGAACGACCTTAGTAATACTAGAGCAACCATCCTAGGACTCTGGAGAAAAAAATAATATGAGTGATTTTACTCAAAATGAATCTGTTGATGATACCCCTGTTGAATCGGGACAAGTTGAATCTGTAGATATTGAAGCATCAGGTGGCGAGGACATCTTTGACATCAGCGAATATGCAGACCGCAAGGTTGGCATTAAGATTGATGGCAAGGACGAATTTGTTCCACTTTCGGAAGCGGTTGCTGGCTACCAGCGTCAAGCGGATTATACCCGCAAGACTCAGGAGTTGGCTACGCAGCGTGAGCAGATGCAGTTTGCTACGGCTATCCAAGAAGCGTTACAACAGGACCCTAATGGGACCATTCAACTGTTGCAGCAACACTACGGATTAGGTGCAGACGCACAATCAGAACCTGAAGTTCCTGAGTTTTCGGACCCGTTGGAACGGCAAATTTGGGAAGTTTCCCAAAAGGTTGAACAGATTGAAGCGTTTCGTGCTGAACAGCAGTTGCAGGCTGAAATTGGTCGGCTGCAGTCGCAATATGAAGATTTTGACCCGCAAATGGTCATCCTGAGTGCGCTAAAAACTGGCTCTAATGACTTAGAGGCTACCTATAAACAAATGTCCTTTGACAAACTTTATAGCCAAATGAAAGCACAATCTGGTGCTCAGCAAGTAATTGCCGAGCAGGAGAATAATGTTTTACAGGCTAAACGGGATGCTGGGATTGTTTCGGGTGGTGCTAGTGCAGCCAGTTCAGGCAACGCAGAACCTTCTATTAATTCCATTTCTGATGCTTGGGCTGCTGCCAAGCGTTCGCATGGCGGCTTCTAAAATATCAACCCTAATTTAATAAGGAAGTCTTAATATGGCAACTGCAAACTCAAACTTTAGTGCGATTCTGTCCACTACTCTTAACAACTACCGCAAGCAACTCACAGACAATGTGTTCACTGCTCGCCCACTAACTTACTGGTTGACCGAAAAGGGTCGCATCCGTATGGTTAATGGTGGCGCACAAATCATTGAACCTCTGGTTCATGGTTTGAACGACACTGTTGCTTCATACTCAGGATACGAAGCAATTTCTATCACTGACCAAACTGGCATCTCTGCTGCACAGTTTGACTGGAAACAGTATGCTGCATCTATCGCAATTAGCGGTATTGAAGAAGCCAAGAACAACGGCGAAGCCGAAATCATCAACCTTCTTGAAGCAAAAATCATGCAGGCTGAAGAATCAATGCGTGAAGGTTTCTCCACGATGTTCTACGGTGACGGTACAGGAAACTCAGGTAAAAACTGGAACGGTCTTGGTAACTTGATTGAGCGTGGCAACACGGTCGGTGGAATTAACTCGGCTACTGCTGGTAACGAATTCTGGCAGTCATATGAGGAAAACACCGCAGGTGCTTTGACTCTTGCCCAAATGAATACCGCTTACAACAGCGTATCTAAGGGTAACGACAGTCCTGACCTTATCATGGCAACACAGACACTATACGAAAAGTACGAGTCACTTTTGACCCCGAACCTTCGTTACACCGACACTAAGAGTGCAGATGCTGGATTCCAGAACCTGTTGTTCAAGGGTGCCCCTGTAATGTTTGATACTGCTGCCCCTGCTGGTAACATGTTCTTCATTAACTCAAAGTACATCACAATCGTTGGTCACTCCGACAAGTGGTTCGCTCAGACCGACTTTGTTCGTCCTGAGAACCTTGATGCTCGCTATGCGCTCATCATGTGCTACGGTAACATGACAGTGCGTAACCGTGCTCGCCAAGGTAAGTTGACCGCTAAAACAGCGTAAGGCTAAAATAGAATTGGGGGTACCTACGGGTACCCCCTTTTTTATTGTCCACCCTAGGGAACGAATAGCCTATTTCTGATGAGTTCAACTACTTCCAAACTTGCCCATACCCTATATGGGGAACCTGCCACCAGTGGGCAGCGCCCTGCTGGGGATGCTGGTCGTAGTTCACGGCTGGCACCTGCTGGTGCGCCGTATTTGGGTCGTGGACCTAAATGCGCAGGCAATGACGATACTTGCAATGCTAACAAGATGCGTGGACAAGATTACTGTGTTGGACACCTAAAGGGTATTAAGGCTGCTGAATCTAGTGAGGTAACTGATGGCGACTAAAATGACTGCTAGTGATATTCGTACTGCGGTGCGTAATATCATGGATTTGCCTGATACTGCTGACCTGTCTGATTCTCTTATTAATTTGTATATGCGTGATGGCTATAATCATATGATAGATTTGGAACGCCGTTGGCGTTTCCTTGAGTATTCTTTCAATTTCAATACTGTTATTGGTCAGCGTTCTTATGACCTAGATGCCATTGCTGCATATCCACTTCGTGAAATTATTTCACTTGTGGAAGCAGACAACTATGGTGTGCGTCTGGAAATGATGGCTTATGACGAGGCTGAATATAAATACTTAGGTAGTCTTGACACACCTAACCGCCCTTTGTTTTTTGCTAATTGGAATGAAAATGTTCATTTGTTTCCTAAGCCCGATGCTATTTACACTATAACTTGTCGTGCATATCGTGAACCGTTTAACTGGATTGACACAAACGGCTATGTTGATGCATCGGTTAATTTGCATTTTGCTTTGGTGTATTTTATTGTATCCAAAGTGTTCCAACATCAGGAAAACACAGCCCTAGCGTTGGCATACAAACAATCATATGACGAGGCTGTGGCAGGCGCTCGGCGTGATGTTCAGCGTCCTGATTCTTACCAACCTATGGTATTATCTGGTTCTGGTCGCCACAAACGCAGCATGTACGGATGGTTGCAATCACTTGGAAATAACTTAGGCGAATAATGACCCTTAATGTTGTTGAACTTAGAAACTTTACTGGTGGTTTGAATCTGCGTGCAGATGCATTCCAGTTGGCATCTAACGAGACAAGTGATTTATTGAATGTTGAAATTGACCCACGAGGTGGTTTCTTTAGCCGTGGTGGTTTTCAACAGGTAAACACAACTGCTATTTCGGGTACTTGGGCACCTCAGCGTATGCACAAATTTGAAACACTTGATGGTTCTCATTATGCTTTGTTGTCCACGCTTACTAAAGCCTATGCTAGTACGGGTGCGGATTTTACTGAAATTAAAATTGGTGCATCCACCAGCATCACGATAACATCTGATTATGGTCCTTATTTTACTGATTGGGGCGATGAAGCATATATTGTTACTGGCAGAACATCTCAAGCCTGTAAATGGATTGGCGGAAACACCTCTAGTGTTTACGCAACAACGCTGACGGCTTCACAGGCTGGACAATGGCAGAATGATTATGCTAGTCCTACAGGGACACATATGCCACGGGCTAAGTTTATTGAAACACATGGCGATGTCATGTGGGTAGCCAATTTAAATGAAGGTTCCACAGCATATCCTAACCGTATCCGATGGTCGCATACTTTTAAACCTGAATCATGGGCTGAACTTGACTATATTGATATTGATGCTGGCGGTAGTCAAATTCTAGGTATTGTATCCATCAAAGGGCATTTACTTGTTTTAAAAGAATCTGGTGTTTATGCCATTTTTGGTTATAGTCGTGAAACTTATCAAGTTGTAACCATTAGTGAAAACATTGGTGTTGCAAACCCAAATGCTTTTGCTAAAGCAGATTTGGGTGTGTACTTTTTTGATTACCCTAATGGTATGTTTTTCTATAATGGAACAACTGTTAAAGATGTTTTTTCTAGTTTGCGTCCAATGATTACTGAAAAGTTACTGTCGGAATATGCTATTCCGTCAGTTCAGGTTTCTTGGGTAAACAGGCGTGTTTGGCTTAGTGTCCCTTATGACCCTGCTGGTTCAGCAACTAAACCTACTGTTAATTATATTTATGATTCATCTATTGGTGCTGATGGTGCATGGACAAAGGTGAACACTGCGGATGGTTATGGTCTTGTGGCTGGCATGGACTGGTCCGATTCCAACGATACCCGTTTCCCCATTATGGCTCACCCTAATGTGCCTTATGTTGTTACTGTGGACAATTATGATGTTGCTTATGATACTATAACTAGTTCCACTCCTGCCCCTTTTGTTTCTTATTATGTTACTAGATGGTTTGATGGCGACAGTTTTGCTAGCAAGAAAATGTGGAAACGACCTGAGTTTGTTTGCCGTGCACCTAATGCTGATTCTAGTTTAACTATTGACTATTACAAGGATTTTAACAGTGGAACATCTAAGGGTACTTTTCCTTTGCCTTTAACTAGTCCTAGTACGGGTTTAACTTGGAGAGCAACAACTACAGAACCTGATGCTTATAATGGCTGGAATCAGGCTAACTGGTCACAAATAGGCGCTGCTTCTTTGGTTATCAAGGGACGCAATCTTGGTATTGCTAATTCTATCCAACTTAAAGTTACTGGTCCATCTAGTGTTATTTGGGCTGTTAACTCTATTATGTTTAAATTCAATCCACGACCCGTAAGGAGTTAATATGGCTACCGCTAGTATCCCCAATTCATTCACCAACAACACAAACGCTGACGCTAACCTTGTTAACGCCAACTTTTCTTATTTGTCAAGTTGGCTTAACACTAATGTGATTCAGCCTAATGCGGCTAACTTTAGTGTTTTCCCTACTTTGCCTAGTTCGGCTCCTACCAGCGATTATCAGGCTGTACATAAAAACTATGTTGATTTGTTTATGCCTGCTGGTGTAATAACGCAGTATGTTGGTACGGCTGCTCCTGCTGGTTGGCGTTTATGTGACGGTGCTTTGTATAATGCTGCTGACGCTACATATGCTAGGTTGTGGGCTGCTGTTGGAACCACCTATGGTGGTTCTGGTATTAACTCTTTTGCTGTTCCCGACATGAAAGGTCGTGTGCCTGTTGGTTACGGTGCTGGGGCTGGTTTAACTGCTCGTGCGTTAAACGACAAGGCTGGTTTTGAAACTCATACTTTGACAACTGCCCAACTTCCTAGTCATTCACACGGGATAAACTTTCTTTCTGATTTTGAAAATTCACAACATACACACGGCATAAATTTACAAAATACACCATCAGGTGGTTTAACAACTGTGAATCCTGCTGCTGGTTCTGGTATTATTGCATCACTAAACAACCAGACTATTGACACAACAGGAGTACCAAACAGCCAACACAAACATAATATTGTTGGTGACACTGCTGCTGTTGGTAGTGGCAATGCCCACAATATCATGCAGCCATTCATAGTAGTTAGTTACATCATTAAACTATAATGGCAGACCAAAAATGGGTTGCCCCCTCGTTGTCCACGCTACAGTCGCAGGACGCTTTATCTCTTAGGAACATTTTTTCATCCTTGAGTGATTTCTTGGCGATGCTTGATTTGACTGGCGGTGGAGCCACGGGACCAACTGGTCCTGCTGGCGCAGGCGCAACGGTTGGTGTTCATTCAACAACCACAACAGGGGCAGGGACAAGCGCAAATGTTGTTAACATTGGTACTTCTACGGCTGCTAGTTTGGATTTCTATATCCCTAAGGGCGACAAGGGTGATGATGGGTATGCTACTTTGGACCTTGATGGGGGAACGCCTTGGTCTATTTATGGGGGACTAGAGACTATTGACGCAGGGGGTATCTAGTGGCAGTTCATATTCAACTGCGCCGTGGAACCGCAGCAAACTGGACTAGTGTAAACCCTGTTTTGGCACAGGGTGAATTAGCCGTTGAAACTGACACGGGTAAATACAAACTTGGCAATGGTTCGTCTGTGTGGACTGCATTGCCTTACAGTTCTGGAACGACTGGACCTACAGGTCCTATTGGAGTTACTGGTCCACAAGGTGCGCAAGGAATCCAAGGACTTATTGGGGCTACGGGTCCCACAGGTCCACAGGGTAGTACGGGGTTTACAGGTGCTACTGGTTCTACTGGACCCACAGGTCCAACAGGCGCACAGGGTGTTACTGGACCTACAGGTTCTACAGGCGCTGCATCTACTGTAACGGGTCCTACGGGTCCTACGGGCGCTGCAAGTATGGTTACGGGACCGACAGGTCCAACAGGTCCCACAGGGGCTGCCAGCATGGTTACAGGACCAACTGGAGCAACAGGTGCAGCGTCACTGGTAACTGGTCCCACGGGACCGACAGGTCCGACAGGCGCTACTGGTGCACCATCAACTGTTACTGGTCCAACAGGACCACAAGGTATTCAAGGACCAACAGGTCCGACTGGTGCCGATTCGTTAGTTACTGGTCCTACGGGTCCAGTCGGCGCAGCCAGTACAGTTACGGGACCAACAGGACCTACTGGTCCAGTTGGTGCAGCATCTACAGTCACAGGACCAACAGGACCAACAGGGGCGGTAGGGGCAGCGTCAACTGTAACAGGTCCAACTGGTCCACAAGGTATCCAAGGTATTCAAGGTGTTACGGGACCTACGGGTCCTATTGGGGTAACTGGTCCTACGGGTGCTGCCAGTACGGTCACGGGACCTACTGGCGCTACTGGCGTAACTGGACCGACTGGTCCTACGGGTCCTGTGGCTACTTATGTTTCAACAGTTAAACATGAAGTCAAGGCTGGCGAAGCAATCACCAAGGGGCAAGCAGTTTATGTTTCGTCCGCTAATGGTACTAATATTATTGTTTCTAAAGCAACTAATGCTACAGAGGCTGGTTCATCTAAGACTATGGGGTTGCTTGATGCAACGGTTGTTTTAAATGATTTTGCTAATGTAGTTACAGAAGGTTTACTAGATGGTTTAAACACTAGTACCGCCACTGCTGGTGACCCTGTTTGGTTGGGTACGGCTGGTAACTTAATATTTGGTTTGGCTAGCAAGCCTGTTGCTCCTGACCATCTTGTTTATATTGGTGTTGTAACCAGAGCACATGCTACTGTTGGTGAGATTTTTGTTCGCCCTCAAAATGGTTTTGAACTACAAGAAATACATAATGTTTTAATCACTAGCCCTCAGGACAAGGATGCTTTGGTTTATAATGCTGCAACTGGTTTGTGGAAAAACACGGTTGCATCATCAGACCCGATGAATGACAGTAAATTTAGTGCAATTATTTTAATGGATGTAGGAGTCTAATATGGCAAGTGGCGACAGAATAGAAACACGATTGGTTAACCCAACAGCGTTAACAGCAACAGACGCAGCCCTTGGGTCTGCGGTTGTTGCCACCAGCCATGTGTGGGTTATTAAACAAGTAATCCTATGTAATACTAGTGGCGTGGACAGATTGGTGTATTTGGGTATTGGTAATACGGTTACTGGTGGAACATCTAGTCGTTTTTTGCATGCACTTCCTATTGCTGGGTTTGACACTGTTGTCCTTGATACGGCTATGGTTTTAAATGCTGGTGACAGGTTGTGGGGTTATTCTGATTCTGCCAGTGCTGTTAATATTACTGTTGTTGGTTGGGACAAAACTCTTTAATGGGTATTTCTGCTGCTCTTAGTGCTACGGGCGCTGTTCCTGTTGGTGTTGTAAACCCTTTTGCTGGTGCTAACGCACCTGCTGGATGGTTGCTGTGCTTTGGGCAAACTATTAGCCGTACACAATACCCTGTTTTGTTTTCTACTCTTGGAACTACTTATGGTGCTGGTGATGGTTCCACTACTTTTGCTATTCCCGATATGCGTGGGCGTGCTGTTGCAGGCAAGGACGACATGGGCGGTACGGCTGCTAGTCGTTTAACTAGCACAATTCTTACCGCAAGCAACACCCTTGGTGCTACTGGTGGTGCACAAACTGCAACTATTGCTAGTGGTAATTTGCCTGTGCATACACATTCTATAAACCATGACCACGGGGCTTTTAATACTACTGGTGGAGAAGGAAACCATACACACTATACGCAAGGTGGTGCTTTTGGTGGTTCTACACCTTACTTGTCAGGATGGAACACTGAAGGTGCAATGCGTGAATCTTCAACTGCAGGCGCACATAATCACTCTATTGACCTTCCTGCCTTTTCTGGTACTTCGGGTGATGGTGGTTTTGCTAATACTGCATTGACCAACACACAACCAACTATTGTTCTCAACTATATTATTAAGGCACAGTAATGGGTATTTCACAACAAATTGGAGCCAGTTCTTTAATTAAGTCTGGTGTTTGTACCAATGCTACTCGTCCAGCATCACCGTATGAGGGTCAGGTTATTTACGAAACTGACACCGATAAAGTTTTTGTTTATAATGGTTCAGCATGGAAACAGATTCCAACTGCAGCAACTGCTGGTGCAATTCTACAAGTAAAAAACATGTCAACCGCAACAAATGTCAGTAATGCGACAAACTCGTTTGTTACTTCAGCAATAACTTTATCAATTACACCATCAGCAACATCTAGTACAATACTTGTTTCTGGTTCTACTGGCTATATTGCAAAAGGTGCCTATAGAACTTGGATGGATATGGCTATATTTAGAGATTCTTCAAACATTGCCCAGATGGGTTATCTGTTTGACCAGTCAACAACCGCCACAGCAGCATCTTTTTCTGGACAAGGATTTAGTTATTTGGATGGTCCAGCAACAACATCATCAGTTACTTATTCAATTCGTTTTCTTTCTGCTCTTGGTGGAAACTTGGAGATGGGTGGTGGGCACATGACACTTATGGAGATTGCAGGTTAGTAATGGCTATTAGTAATAACAACACAGGAATTCGCACTGGTGTATGCACATCATCAACACGCCCTACAGCCCCGTATGAGGGTCAACACATCTACGAGACTGATACTGACTTTGAATTTGTTTGGAACGGCTCAGCATGGGTTCGCATATATACAGCATCAACAACAACCAAAGGCGACCTACAAACTTTCTCTACAACTCCTGACCGTTTAGCAGTAGGTTCTAATGGTTATGCCCTTAGAGCAAACTCCAGTGCAACAACAGGACTTGAATGGGCATTGAACCCTTATGCTGTTTCTGCGGGTTCGTTATATGGTGGTGCTGGTTCTACTACTGTCACTTTTCCTTCAGGTAGATTTACGGCTGTACCAATGATAATCCCACAAAACCTTGGCACTACATGGACCGCATTGGTTTCAGCACTAAGCACATCATCTTTTACATACAATAATAGTGTGGGTGGCAACGACACCTTGCATTGGGTTGCAATTCAAATGTTACCAACATCAGGAGCAGGATAAAAATGCAAGTAATAATTAAATGCACAAAAGAAAACTGTGTCAACGAAAATGTTGAAATAGAACTAGACATAGTAGAAGGCTCAACAGTTATTTGTGGTCCTTGTGGCACTGTCATTATTGAGCCACCAGTAGAATAAAATTATGCGTATTGCTGTATATGCTATTGCACTTAATGAAGTAAATTTTATTAAAAGATGGGCTGAATCAGCCAAAGAAGCCGACTATCTACTAATAGCCGACACAGGTTCAACAGATGGCACAGTAGAAATTGCCCGTGATTCTTATGGTATCAAAGTGATACCAGTCCACATCAGCCCATGGCGTTTTGATGATGCCCGTAACGCAGCATTGGCTGCGCTACCACCAGACATAGACCTATGTATAGCCCTAGACATGGATGAAGTCCTAGTGGAAGGTTGGCGTGGACATCTGGAGAATTTGTCCTTGCTAACTACTCGTCCACGCTATAAGTATGTTTGGTCGTGGAATCCTGACGGCTCCGAGGGTTTGTCTTATGGTGGGGATAAAATCCATGCCCGTAGTGGCTACAGATGGAAGCATCCTGTGCATGAAATCATTACATCCACTAAGGATGAAGTTCAGGAATGGTGTGGATTAGAAATCCATCACCATCCAGATTCATCTAAAAGTCGTAGCCAGTATTTTCCTTTGTTGGAGTTGGCTAAGTCTGAGTCTCCCGATTGTGACCGTACAGCGTTTTATTATGCCCGTGAGTTGTTTTTTCATGGGCGACTATCCGAGGCTGCCGAAGAATTCCAACGCCATCTAAATTTACCTAAGGCTGTGTGGCGACCTGAACGGGCTGCCAGTATGAGGTATTTGGCTAAGTGTGGTGTGGAACCTGAGTATTGGTTTTTGCGGGCTTGTGCCGAATACTCTGAGGGTCGTGAACCTTGGGTTGACCTAGGTGAGTGGTACTACAAGACTGGTCAGTGGCTAAAAGTGTTGACGGCGTGTGATTCGGCTTTGGCTATCAAGGACAAGCCACTCCAGTATTTGTGTGAGTCTGATGTGTGGGGTTGGAAGCCTCATGATTTATTGGCTGTGGCATATTGGAATTTGGGTGATTTTGAGAACGCCAAATTGCATGGCATTTTGGCTGTGGATTTGGCTCCTGAGGATGAACGCCTCAGGTCTAATTTGGAACACTATCTAATCTAGGGTACGGAAGGCATATAAGTAATGAGCAATATTGACTATACACCTGATTATGGGGCTTACGCTGGGCAGGCTGCTGCTGCTATTAAGAAGCGTGCCAACCAGACTTTGGCTAGCCAGCAAGCATCGTTTTGGGGTCAGCAGCGTGGACAACGCAGCCTTGAAGAACTTAGCCGTAAATTCCAGCAGGGTTTTAATCCGATGCTGGGTGGTTTGGCTAGACGGGGTGTGGGTAAGTCTGGTATTACTCAAAATGCTTTGGGTGAGTATGCTAAGTCGTATCAGCGTGGTATGGATGCCCAAGTGGGTCAGAATGCGTATGAGCAGAATGCTATTACGCAGGCTGAAACAACTAATCAGGATGCGTTGGACGAGTATCTTCAACAGTTGAAGTTTAATAAGGCACAGGATATTTTGAAAACTGCTACTGGTATTCAAAATGTTGGAGCATTTGGGGGTTAATCATGGGCGCTGCTGAAGATAAAATTATTGCGGATAGAAAAAAACCAAAAACTAAACTTGTTGTTACACCTAGTATTGCTAAACGATATGGTGTTAAAACTGGTGCAACTAGTGTTGACCAGCGTACAGCAACAGCCATGCGTGAAGGTTCTACTGCCTATACTAAGGGTGGCAAAACGGTAAAAGACCCTGCAACTACATTGGCTGACGAATATGTAAATAACTTTATTAAAAGTATAAAAACTCCTACTGGTCTAGATATGGGAACTGGTGCTGCTGCACCTGCAGCCCCTAGTGCTACTACTGTTTATAACCGTCAAAACACTATCACAGACCGCAACACTGTTGCGCCCATTTTAGCCAATTATGGTACTAGTGCCAATGCTGCTTTAACCGATAGATACAATAATTACTTGAATGCTTTGAATCAGGGAAACATTGCTGCTACTGGACAAATTAATACAGCAACACAAAACCTGCTTAATAGTTTGCCTACTACATACAAGCCTGCTACTACTCCTACTTGGTTGCAACCACAAGCCAGCAGTAACGCTTACCAGCAGTATCTTGCTAGCACTGGTGCTGGTACTACTGATATTGGTAATTTGCAGCAGTACGCTAACGCTACTGCGCAAAATGCTACAAACATGTATCAGGGTGTTAATCAGGCTCAAAATGCTATTCAACAGAACTATTTGGATTCGTTGCGTGCTGGTGCTAGTTCTCAGGGCGCTGCAGCACTGCAGGCTTTGGCTAACACGCAGGCTGGACAGAAGGCTGCTGCTGAACAGGTGTATGGTACTTCTAAGGCTAATATTTTGCAGACTTTGCTTCCGTTGTTGGTGGCTAATCCAACCACTGGTGGTTCTGATGCATTTAAGATTGGTCCAGACCCATCGCTTCCTATTGTCCCTGCTACAACAGCAGCAACTAATGGACCAACTGATATTGCACCAAGAAACTTAAATTTAAATACCCCCAAAACACCAACGGCTTCAAAGAACCCGTTGGCTAATGCCCCTACAAATCCTAAACCAAACCAAAAATACAATGTTGGCAAAGACCATTATGTTTGGAAAGCCGACAAAAAAACTTGGGTTAAGAGTAAAAAGTAATGGCTGCAAAACCTGTTAACTACACAACCCAACAGTTGATTGACTACATTGTTGCTGGCGGTAACATTTCTGACCTTGTGGGCAGCAATGTTACACAGTCTGGTTTGCTATCTAAATTGCTGGCTGACCCTAGGTTGTTGTCGGCTTTGGGTCAACAGATTTCTACTGCTGGTGGTGGAACCTTTGACCCTGCTCAAACCTACACTACGGATGCTGCGCCATTTGAGGCTCTTAACAATTCGGTGCGTTTAAAATATTCACAGCGTTCACCTGTTGAACAGCAAATTGCTAGTTATATTTTTGATGCTATTGACCAAGGCACAGACCCAATGACTGCAGTCACTAAAATGACTGATGAAAATTTAAAACAGTTTGGTGTAACACAAGCCGATGTTGCAGGTTTAATTGCTGATTTGTCCACTGATGCTTCTAAGTATGTTGATGCAAAAGCAACACAAAATGCTGCTTTGCAAAAACAACAGTACAACGCTTTTTTAAAGCAAACTGGTGGTACAGGTACTGGTGCTGGTGCTTTGGCTACTAGGTTAGGTATTCCTAGTTTGGCTAACTTGGTTGACCCTAGCCAGACTTATGCTATTAATCGTGAGGCTTTAGTGTCTGACCGTTTTGGTCAGCAAAAGTATGTTCCTACTAGCATGGACAAAGCAATGGCTACAAAGATTAGTGCTAACGCTATGGACCCTAGTCAGGGTGACCCTACTACTAATCAAATTAATAGGTTTTTTGGTTCTGGTGGTGAACAAACTAAGGCTTATGTTCCTGAATCCATTTTGGGAAACAAACAACTTGGAACAAGAGCAGTTAATGAAATAATTGGTACTGGTTTGGCTGGTTTAACTAAATTGGCTGGTGGGTTTTTTACTGCTGGTGGTTACAACCCATTTTCAAAAGGCAAACCTCAATCTGAAGTAAATGTTGGAAATACTGCAGCGCAACAAAAAGCGTATCAAGAGGCTTTAAAAAATTCTACTGGTGCTTTGAATTTGAATTTGAAAAACCAATCAGAACAGCGTATCGCCACTAAGGCTGCACAGATTATTAATGAGCGTATGGCTAAATTGGCAGAGGCTGGAGTAACGCCCTTTACCCAGCAGGCTCGTGGTTTAGTTCCTATGTTGACACAGACTAAGACAAAAATTAAGAAGAAGTAATGCCTTTAATTCAAAACCCGATTCCCAAGGGTAGTGGCAACCCATTCCTAGATAAGGTCAACAATATGAAACTCCCTACGGGATTTTCTGCTGCTGAACAAAAACTTGCTGAAGCCCGACAGGGTTTACAAAAAGGTGTTGGAACAGCATATGGTACTTTGGCTGGTTCTCCTGAAATTATCAGACAGGGTAAATTAAATCCGTTTTTAGATAAAGTTAATGCTATTGCTGCTGGACAACCTACACCAGCCAAGGGTGTTCTTGCTGGTTTAATTAATAGCCCTATTGGTAAGGGTGTGTTGGGTGCTACCGCCATTCTTGGTACACCAGTTAGGGCTATTGTTTCTACTGCTGAACAGGCTGCCAATTTGGCTTCTGGTCAAGATTTCTCTTTGTCTGATTGGGCTAACAACATTGGCGACACCAGTTATGGTGTTGGCAAGGTAATGAAAAAGAACAACATCAGTACGGGTAATAACTTCCTTGATGGTGTCCTTGCTTTCGGTTCCGATGTTGCGCTTGACCCTTTAACTTATCTTAGTTTTGGTGCCAGTATTTATGCTGGTCGTGGTGGGCGTTTGATGCTTGCAGCAAAGGCTGCCGAATCAGGAAGCATTCTGAAGGCTCCTAGTTTGGCTGGCAAGTTAGACGACATCGCTAGATTGGGTGAATGGGCGCTTAGCCCTGCTGAGCGTACAGCGTTGGGTGTTCAAAAAGGTTTACGCTTTGGGCATGGAGTTAATGCCCCTGTGATTCGTGGTACTGGTGGTATCGCTGAAGGTGTTGGTAGTTCGTGGGCTAAGACTAGGGCGTTGCTTGGTGACACTGCAGCATCACAAAAAGTTATGAGCAAAGTTTTGCCTGCCAGTTACGGTCAGGGTTTGGCAGATGTTGGTCGTGGTAAATTGGCTGCTGATGAGTCAACACGGGCGTTGGCTCATTGGAGTTCAGCAAAGCAAGGTAACGGTGCTGGTCGGGTATTTGTTACACAAATGGCTGACCGTCATGCCAATTTGATTAAAGAAATTGCAGACTCCCCTTTCAGAGAAACAGTTGTTAATGCTGTTGAGAACCCTATGTTTGTTGTGGACCCTGCGGAACGGGCTTTGGCTGACAAAATAGTTGGTTTCTATTCTGACATGCTTGCAGAAACAAACAAATCTGCCCAAGCATTTGCTGCTAAGCGTGGCATCACGGTACCTGTTGGTGTTAACAACCTTGAAAACTTTGGTGTTAACCACTCCCTCAGTGAAGATGCTGCTAAATGGTTGGCTAGCCAATCGGAGCGTCCTACAAATAAAAACTTTATGACCATCATGGAAAATGGTGACTTGACTGCTGACGAACTTGTCAATGGTGCCAGTTCTGCCAGAATGCGTAAACTAAAGGCTGGTGAAATTTGGCTTGAAGGTCCACCACTACAGACTGGAACCTTGCAGGAAATCAACGCTAGGTCTATGGAACAACTTGGTTTCAAATGGTTTAAAGAAGATGCACCAACAATCATGAACGACTACATGTACAGCATGGGTAAGCAGGTTCAGCGTACTGCATATATCAACCGCCTCATGGATTTCGGCGTTGATAATGTGCGTCCTTTAATGAAGAAACTTGTTCCAGATAAAGACCTTGTTGCTTCTTGGGAAGGTGCTGTTCGTTCAATTAAAAAAGTTCAGCGTATCCTCAAGAATAGCGTGGACAATGCACAGCGTGAAGTTGGGCGTGTTGCTGGTAAGCAGGTTGCAGCGTTGGAGCGTGGCATTGCCCGTGGTGAACAGCGTGTAGCGTTGTCTGCTAAGGCTCAGGTTGAGGCTTTGGCTGCTTTGGATGATGCTACTGTTGTCCTCGCTAATATGCGTACAGCAGCGAATACCCTTAATGGGTCCGAGCGTAGTGCTATGGAAACTGTAATCTCTAGTACGGAACTTCAAATTGAAAAACTACGCAGTAGTGTTTCTGCTGGTCAGGCGCTGGTTGATTCTGGTAAGACCGAATTACAAAAGACATACATCAGTTTGTACCCTAAGGCTAAGAACATTCCTGAGGATATTCAGGTTTTGAAAACTCGTATTGATGCTGCTTCTGGTCGTATTGACAAGCAAATTGCAACCTTAACTAAGACTCGTGATAGAACCACTGCAAAGTTGAACCGTCTTGCTACTGAAGGCAAGCAAGCCTCTAGGGAGTATGCAACTCTTGAGGCTGAACTTGTTGATATTGGAACCCAAATTGATAGTTACAATAACTTAACTAATGCTATGAACACTGCGCCATACACGGACAATGGTTTGGTGTATATGCCTGCTGGTGAACCTAGTCAGGGTGGTGCTGCTGTTGTGTTGGACACTAACGCTAAGTCTGTTTTGGAACAGGGCGCTGACCCTAGTCAGGTTATTGCTATGCGTGCACCTGCTGATGTTATTGATATTACGCTACCTAGTGAGGCTGATGCGTTTGCTGATGCGTTGGGTGGCGGTATTGGGCAGATACTTCAAGAGGCTCAGGACCTTGGTAGTTTTGCCAACTTTGGTGCTAACGCTTTGGCTGATGATTTCTTTAGAAATCTTGAAGCAGTCATCCAAAATGGTCCTGAATATATTGACCCGTTATTTGCTAGTGCCAGCCCTGAGTTGGCGCATGTTTTAGAATCTATCCACGGCTATCGTTTGGCTGCCGTTGAGGCTGCCCAACTTGGTACGGACATTTCTGAGCATCAAGTTGTTAACTTGTTTGACAATATCAATGACGCTATGAATGCTTTTGAGAATACTCATGGACTACCTAGTGGTTGGGGTGACAAGGTTGCTACTGACGCTATGGGTGTTGGTCTTGCTAATTATGGTTCTGGTATGGGTGGCTCTGGATTTTTAGTTCCTTCACAGGTGTTTGATTCGGCTGCTGATTTGGGTGAAGCAAGTTTGGTGTTGGGTCGCCAGTCTGGTTTGTTGGACCCTAACAATTTGGACTCTGCTCCTAGTTTGTTGTCTGACAATGCTGCTTATTTGGATACAACAATGGGCAGGGCATCTACTCAGATGACTGATTTGATGGCTGCTGATGAGGCTGCAAGGTCTGCTCAGCAGGTTGCTTCTCAGACCATGACTGATGTTGGTGCTGGTATTGACACTGGTGTTGCACGCCGTGAAGCGTTGAATGCAGAGTTGGCTTCTAAGCGTGGACAAGCGAAGCGTCTTGGCGCTAAGGTTGAGTCTGCTACAGGTAAAATTGCTGAGGGTGATGTTGTTACTGTTTGGGAGAAAACAGCGAAGGGTGGTCGCCGTAAGGTGACTTACACCAAGGAAACTGCCGAGGCTAAATTGGTTGAACTTGATAAGTCGGTTGCTGCTGCGGAACGCAAATTGGCGCAGTTGGAATCTACTGCACGGAATACTGGTTTATTAAATCCTGCTACTGGTGAGTTCTCTACTGTGGGTCGTGCTTCTACGGCTGCTGAGCGTGCTACACGAGTGTTGAATCAGGCTGATATTTTGGCTGCTGACGCTACGGCTTGGGCTGAGAATGCTTTACCGCAATACATGAATGACATTAATATTGTTAAGGCTCAAATTGAACGCAGAAACCTGAAGGGTTCTGCTGGTGATGTTGCTAGTTTGTGGGCTAATAAAACCAGTAAAATGTTGAACGACATTGATGAGGCTATCCGTCTTGGCGATACTGAACTTGAAGGTTTACAGCGTGTTGTGACTCAGTTGTTTGCTGACGAGGCTGACCTTGCCATGCTTGAAACTGTGAACCTTCCTAGGGCGGAGATGACTTTAACGGCTGCAAGGTCGGGTCGTCTTGGTGGAAAACTTGTTGATGATGTAACCAAAGGCTGGGATGCTATCGCTGGTTTAGGTGTTGAAGTGCCTAAGGACATTAAAGATTTGATGTATCCTAATTTGGTTAAGTTGAAGAACCCTCAGGAGATGGCTAAGTTCTTGAATGCGTATGAGCAGTATCATCGTTTCTTTAAGATTTATGCTACGCTAACCCCTGGATTTTCTATTCGTAACGCCATGTCATCTACTTTTATGAACTATGTTGCTGGTGTTAAAACTGAAGCAATGGTTGATGCGGTTAAGGCTGCGACTGCGTACATGACTAAGGGACCTGATGGTTGGCTTGATAGTTTGAAGTTGGCTCCACAGGCACGGGCGCAGTATCAGCAGGCTTGGGAAATTCTTTCTAGCACTGGTGCTGGTCAGACCGTTAACGACATTATGGAACCAATCCTTAATGGTAAGGGTGGACGCATTCTGAACAATAAAGTTACACGGGCTAGCAGTAGGTTCAACGAAGGTGTTGAGTTTGCTGCCCGTTTCTCTATGGCTTTGAATGATGTCCGTGCTGGATTGTCTTTTGATGAATCTGCAACTCGTATCTCTAGATACCATTTTGACTATACTGATTTGTCTAAATTGGATGTCCAGATGAAGAAGTTTGTTCCGTTCTGGATTTGGACTAGCCGTAATGTTCCGTTGCAGTTGGCTACCATGTGGACTCGTCCACAGGTGTACGCTATGTATGACCATTTGCGTTCCAACGCACCTGTTGACAGCAATATTGTGTTGCCTAAATGGTTGGCTGCTAGTCGTCCTCTTGGTTTGGGTGGTAATTGGGTTTTGAATCCTGACTTGCCTATGAACCAGTTCCAAAACCAAATTGAACTACTGTCTAACCCTAAGCGGTTGGCTGGTAACTTGAACCCATTGTTGAAGTTGCCTATTGAGTTGATGGGCAGTAACCAACTTAGCAACGATATTCCTTTTGGTGACCAACCTGTTGAGGCTAAAGGCTTGGACTTGTTGACTGCGTTGCTGGGTGCACCGTTTGGTCAAACTAGCACTAATGCTCAGGGTCAAATTATGATTAACCCTAAGTTGCAGTATGCTGCTGGTAACTTGATTCCTAGTGTGGCTAAGGTTCAGCGTTTGATTCCTCAGGCTGCTGGTGGTAAGGCTTCTTATGCTGACCGTCAGTTGTCCTCTATTGCTGGTTTTGTCGGTGCCCCTGTTCGTCAGGTTACCGAGGGTGAACAGCGTGGTGAGTTAATCAACCGACAGTTTGCTTTGCAAAGACTTATTAAACAACTGCGTGATGCAGGATATATTCCACAGGGGTAATTATGACAGTTAACGATAGCGATTATTATAATTGGCAAAAAGGTACGAAACTTGATGCAGTCAAGTTTCGTGTTCCCAGCCCCAACTTGGTTGCATTAAAGAATTATTTGGTGGACCGTTGGCATGGACAAAATGTTGGCATATATCAGAAGCGTCCCATCAAGGGTGGTACTGTACCTAGTTCTCATTCGTTTGGGGCTGCGCTTGATTGGAACTATGGCGCTATGGATAGGCAAAAGGTGGAGTCGGTTGTGATTCCTATGTTGGTTGCTAACTCAGCGCAACTTGGTATTCAGATGATTGCTGACTATGCTGGTTGTCGTATTTGGGTGGCTTCTCGTGCACACGATAAGAATGGTGGCTGGAAAAAGCAGGAGCCAAATAAGCATGGCATGGGTCAGGGCTGGTCTAAGTGGTTGCATATTGAAACGACCAAAACAATGTGGAAGAACAAGACCCCTATTCTTCATCGTATATAATTTGTTCTTTTAGTTCTTCAATTATTTTGCCGAACTCAAACATGCATATTGATAAGGATTTGGTGTCCCCAAATATTGCTTTCTCGTAGTATTCAATAAGGCGCTTGGCACCTTGTGATGGTATTTCAAATTGGATGACATAACTTTCAATATGGCTGCCAACCACATAGTCCAGCATGTCGGAAATTTCTTCCATGTCCTCTGGGTCAAAACCGAATGGGTATTCTTCGCTCATTTGCTTTCCTGAATATAGGTTGCAAATGGGCTGCCAGTGTACGGGTCAAATTTAGATGCAACATTCAAGGCTTTGTTTGCGATTGTCCTTGCTTGTGCAATGGTTGACTTCTTGCCGTGGGCTAGCACTTGCAGTGCGCCCAACGCATACGGTGCTCCTGTACCAATGGCATAGATGCCGTTAACATCGCTGGTCCAACTGTAGTCGCCTTCTATTACATATATCATGGAGTTAACTACGACCATGATTGTTGAGCCTTGCTCAGCGACATGGCTGGATGAATCGTTTTGTGGGCTGGCGTATCCTTGTATTTCAAAGCAGTCTCGTAAAGCAGGGACAAACTGTTTTGTTATGAAGCCATCTAGTTTTCGCCCACGCAATGTGGGTGCAGGGGCTGGTGGTGTGAAGGCGTGTTGTAGGATGTTGATTGCTCTAACATCGCCTGCTGCGCCCAATAAGTATTTGCCGTTGGTTCCAATTTTGGATGTGCCTGAACCAAGGGTTGTAATTTGAAATGCCATTCCGCTTTCATCAAAGGATGAAATGCGGGAATCGGTCCCCAATAAGGCATAGTTATCGCCTTGGATTGCGACTATTGTCGTCATATTTTTTACCTGTTTGTTTTTCGTATAAACGAATAGCGTCAGCCAATAGTTCTTTGTCTGTCATTTCGGCTGATGGTTTTAACTCTTTCCGATTGTGAATCTTCATCGGGATTTCGTCTGGTCCTCTAAATTTTCCCATTACTTTTTGCCTCTGAGGTGGTTGATTGATTTGTGTACATCTTCAACATTGCGTATCAGACTCAACGGAGCGCCGTTTGCTTTGAGCGTGTAGTCAAGAACTTTCAGTAGTTCTTCTAGTTCACTCAGTTGGTGCTTCGTTATTTTCTTCATTCACTTGTTCCATGCTATCCAAGATTGAATCTGTGGCTTCCATAATCATTTGTTGTGAATCAGGAAATAGGTTGTTTAAAAACATGATGATAGCCAATATGGATGCCATCATCATTTTAGGTTGTGGCTCACCAAGGTCAGCCCATGTTGGTTGCTGTTCGCTCATTTCATATCCTCTTTTAGTGGTGTTTTGAATGTGTTGTTAGCCATCATCTCTGCAATAACAGAGTATCCAAGGATGTCTTTCCAAGTGTCCAAGATTGGTTCGTTGCTACTGTTGCCTTGGCGATATTCCAACAGGTGGTTCAGTCGTGCGATTTTATCGCACATCCTGACAGCCAACCCAACAAAGCCCGTGAGCGTAATGTTGCGATGACCGTAGTCGTGTTGCTTGGACACCAACAACTCAAGCATGTCGTGTTTGTCCACGCCTTTGCTGGATAAGTATATTGCACTCAGGTAGCCCGTAACATCAAACGCACTGAGTACGCTGACGGTGGTGATGCCTTCTCCAAATTGCAAGTCGTCAATATAGTTGGCAAGCATTTTCTGGGGTTTCAATAAATCAATGGAGATTGCATCTTCATTGATGTTTGTTTCGTGTTCTTTTTCTTTGCTGTAGAAATAATCCAATTCTTTCTTGGCGTTATCATTCCAGTTGTCAAATGTCATATATTTTTCCTTTATCTTTGGGTGTTCCAATAGTATTTTTTCAAATTCAGAGATGGCTTTTTTAGCCTGTCGCCAAGCATAACTTTTGGCTTTAGTACCAAGCAGGGGCGCAAGTTGGCTGTAAGGTACACGATGGTAAAAGACAAGTTCTATAATGGATTTGTGTGGGTCCTGTAGTTGCTCCATGCAATCGGCAACGGCTTCAATGGTTTCCCAATCACGAATGTCAAGGTCATGCACAAATGGCGACATCAACAGTTCTGTAGGGTTATGTACATTGACCTTTGCAGGTGGCTCAAACAGCATCATAGTCCTTGCTGATTAGCATATCCATAACTTGTTCAGGTTCCAACAAGTAACCTTTGGATGGGTTGCTGGACGACCATGCAAACTCTTTGAGTTTTATAATCTTTTTGTTTTCTTTAAGCCAACGCTTCATGCGCTTGACATTGACTACAATGAAAGCGCCTTCGCCCCCATCTAGTGTATAAACATACACCCACCACGCAGCCTTGGTAACCATCAAGCCAGACGGCTTCCAGAATGCGTTACCTTCATCATCTAATTTGCGTCTAGGGTTTTGGGATGTTTCAATCACCATGCGACCATTCCTATAGCGGTCTGTTTTAACCTCAAAGGCACCCCCACTAAGAGCGTCAAGGAACTCGGTCACCAAGGCTTCACCCTTGTGACCAAACTTTAAGTCCTCTTGAAAATCATATCTACGAGCAGGAATGTCGTAGTCTGATAAGTTCTTAGCCATGTATTATTATACACTAACAATCTCTAGGTGGGGGTGTGTCAAGGTTAGTCGTCTATTTTGGCTGCGTAAATTAGAACAACTTGCTTGTCGTCATCCCACGCAATGCCGTTAAGCCCGTCCATGACTAACTTCAAGTAGTTGTCCACATCACCACGCAATTTGCTTAAAGGCAAATTGGATTCCGCTACTGTAATAACCGTGCTTTGCGGGTGAAAGTCAACCTCAAGGTAAATTGGACCTTCAAATTTAGTTCCACCTTGAGCGACATATTGCTGTGCAATAATTGTTTCAGCCTCGTGCGTAGCCATAGGCGTAAAGACACGCCCACGGCGTGTCATGCGTGGTCTGCCCTTTGCTCGTGGCATACCTGTGATGGTGAATGTGAATGGTTTTTTCATCGGAATACTCTCATAACTAATTTGTCTATTTCCATGTCTCCGTTTGTACGCAGATGATACTTGCCCCAACGCCTGTCGGCATCGGCTATCACTGTGCGAGTCTCAGATGGGTTAAGCCCACTACGCACACACTCATGTCCTAGGTGGCTCAGGGTTGTTGACCTGTCCTTGCTAGGCAGTGGTCCGTCACGCCAAATAACCTTGCCCAAAGGACTCAGGTTAGTTAGTGCGTCACGAACGCTAGTGGGTGTGTCCATCTGCAATGGAGCCGTGTGTTGATACACAGGCTCCGTATAGTAGCCAGCCAATTTGGTAATTAGCGTGGGGTCTGTGCGATGCTCAAGAGCATAAGGGATGAACATATCCATAGGGACTGGTTGGTTGGTGCGGTCAAGAATGACACGCCTTGTGGGCATTTCATTCAGACCATTAGGGTATGGGAGCCTGACATAGTTACCGTAGTTGGTGCCGTTCAGTGTTTCTTGCTTGGGGTTTACTTCAATGGGCGGTATGTCTGCAACCTGATGGGCAGCGAGAAACATACGGCGCATGTCTTTAGCGTGGACAAGTTCAGGTGCAAATACCCAAACATGGTAACCTTTGGAGCGTGACCGTTCCACATAGGATGTTACACCTGCTTCTTTTAATGCGTCACGCAAATTGGTAGCACGAACAATATCCTCAATGTCAATGTCTGAACATCCCCACACGACCTTGAAGTCGCCTTGGGTTGGGACAATGGGATAGACACCGATGCTGTTGCCACCTGTCAGATGCTGATTGAACACACTAGTATCCAGTGGTTCTTTAACGCATCGTCCTTCGTCATGTCCGTAAACATCTGCTCTGCCACGGAACAGGGTGATGAACCCTGCCTGTAGTTTTTCTTTTTCTAAGTCGCTGTACATTTCATCTCCTAAATCCAGTCGTCCTCAAACAAGTTAACATCCACGGTAGCCCCGTTGTCAACTTCTGTGTCGTATTGCTTCATGTCCTCGCTATGCCACATTGCTGTGGGCAGTATGTTAGTTAGCCGTGTGAGCCTGCCTGTGCCTTGTTCAATTTCAAAGTCCATGTCATCCAATAGTTGTGATGATGGGCGCTTGCATTTGACAAGGTTGATTGTGATGGTGTGTTGATGTATGCGTTGTTCATAACGCAGTACATCCAACCGTTCAAGTAGCCGTTCTGAGGCGGTGTTCTTGTCTAGTTTTTCTTCTATCTCACGGATTTGCGCTTCTATTTCAAAACGCTTACGGCGTACACCAACGATGTGTGTAGCCTGCTGTTCGCCACCGTAAGCGCCAGATGATATTGTCATCTTCTTGCCTTCGGAACCTGCGGTACGGGATGACTGGTGTAGCACAAGCAACGGCACATTGTGTCGCTTGCCAAACGCTTTGAGCGTGTTGGCTTTGCTAGGCACATCGCCATCACCTGAATTTAGCAATTCCAAATAGTCAAATACAATCAACGATGGTTTGCCCCATAGTTCTTGTATTTCGCCTACGGCTTTTTCCATGTCGCTAAGTGTCATGAACTGGTCAAAGACAGCCAAATTGGGAAAGTGTTCCACGGCTGTCTGCTTGAGCAGCGCAATCGCTTCTGGGTCTTGATGTTCAATTTGATATTCTAAATACGCAGCGTCAACACCATGCATTACACAAGCCAATTTGATTAGCGTCAATGTTCGTGGCTCGTCAGGACAGAAATAAATAACAGGCTTGTCAGCGTTCGCTACAAGTATCTGCAACAGAAACAATGTCTTACCTGAGTGACTGTATCCGTTGATGATGCACATTTCTGCTGGTGCTATGCCACGGATTTCGTGGTCAAGTTCGGGGAAACCTAAGTAGATACGCTCGGCTGGGTTTTGTGCCCAATGAACATACTCGTCCACGGCTCCGATTAAAGGTTTGTAGTATGTGTTTGATGCTGGTCCCACAGACGGCTCAGGCGTGGAGATGTTCTCCCCACGCCCAAGTTGCGCCCATCGGTCAGCAAATTCGGTTGGTGTTTCCAAATTGCTCCTAGTGGTAAGTGATTATATTATTTGCGAGCCTTAGGTTCCCAATATGCTTGCTCACCCTGTACAGCCTTGAACCAAGGGCGCTTAGGGTTTACTGCAAGTCCATCACGATTGTCCCACACTTCTGTGACACCATCCTTGGCACAAGCGGATACAAGCCATTCAGGGATTGGACCATGCTGGCTTCCCTTGATACGGATTGAACCGACCATGCCTTGAGTCTGTGTAGCAGTTGGGAAGGCGTTGGTAACCATCTGTACTTGCTGTTCTACAGGCTGTGTGTATGTTGTTGCTGGTGTTGCCACCATTTCGCCAAATGCGTGAGCATCAAATAGTGCTTCACGAACAGCGTCAAACGCTGTCGCCCATTGGGTGATGTTGGTTGAAACATCATCTGATTTTGGTGTAAGGTCAGCAGCAATTTTTGCTGCAACTTGGGTAATGATTGACTGGTCCTTATTCATGGACTCTCCTGTCGTTGGTGGTGTGTGGCATATTGTCAAATTGCACAACGAATATGCTAGTCGTTGTTTCTTTCAGGCATTGACAGCCCTAGGTGGATTCCGTCCATCTCGGTAACCGAACTCTATCAGATAGGTCGGAAATGTCATTGGGCTGGTGGGAAGCCGTCACCGTGTGCAACATAGGCTCCCTTACAGACAGACCAATACGAACACCATTTAGCGGAACACAAAAAATGCTGGTCATTCATTGTCCACTCGGTGTTTAAACCTGTGTTTAAATGTTGCGAAACAATACCTGAGGTTTGTTTCAGCAACCAATTTATCTGCTCCTTGGAGCGTGTAATCTTCAGAATTTGTGCCGTGGGATTTTTATGTCGCAACATGACACCAAACCTAAAGTCAACAGGGTAGCCAACTTCAGGCATAAATTGGTTAACAGCGTAACCATATACCGAGGCTTGAACAGATTGCTTCTGCTTTTCATTAGCGAAATATTTACGGGCAGCCGTTTTCCAATCCCAAATTACGCCACTAGGGGTAACATAGTCCATTGTGCCACTGAAACCCAATTTGTATGGTCCAACTGTTAGGTCGGTGAGAACGCTAAATTGGCGTTCACATTGACCACCAAATTCAACTTCGGGTTGGATGTTGTTATACCAAGCGTCAGTCATGGCATGAACAAACCCTGTGACTTCTTCATCGCTGTAGTCAACACGGGCAATGTCAGGTTGAGCAAGTTCGGAGAACACATGTTCCAAAGCGACTGCTGTCATCACAACCTGATTCTGTTCCACTTCACCAGTCAGCACTCCTTCAATGGCGGAGTGCATCCCTGTGCCGATTGCTGTGGCTTCTGAGCCACGGCGAAACGAGGGCATTGTAATGCCGAGCCTTGCTCGTTCGGGGCACAGAAGAATGTCACCGAGCCAAGATTGCCTCACCCACACGGTATTATTTTCATTATCTATTTTCACTGTATCTCCTTACAAGAATAGTAGCATGGACAAAACAGACAGTACAAGGAGACATAACTACCTATCTTGTCCATGCTATTATAAGTTCTATTGTATCAGCCTAGGTCGGAATTGCGACTACGCAATTTTGATATAGCACTAGAAGTATAGTGAACACGGGTTTCGTTAAAGACAGACTCAACGATTTTTTTGTTGTCGTATCCCTCTCCAATTAAACGCTTGGCAACTACTCGTGCTTTGGCTTGTTGCTCAGGGTTGGTGGATACCAGAACACCAGATGCATCTTGTCGTAATACATGAATGAAGTAGCCTTTGAGATTGTAGAACGAAGTTTTGCTTAGGTCGTACTTTCTCATCATTTCACGGAACGAAAGTTTATTTTCTTCTAGGTCACGCTGGAATTCACTGAGCAAATGGGAAGTCCATTTTGCTAATTTGAGTTCAGGTATCTGATTGCAGGTTATTGCCCTCATAAATACTTTCCCTGTTATGCCCAATATATCTAGGACTATTTGGATGTTTGGTTTTTCTGTGTTCATATGTTCCGCCACTGTTTGTCTGATTGTTTCCATGCTAACTCGTGAAGTATCCGTTGGGTACCACGATGGTGTTTCGCTTGTGATTATGGACCCTCGTAGTGCATCTTGAAATAGCATCAGGTCATCCATGTAGTTGACAAGTTGCTCCCTAGTCCAAGGTACGCTGTAGTCTCTGAGTTCACAGATTTGAGCACCCATATGAACACCATTTACACAGTCGGCATTCCATTTTGTGGGATGTGTTATTACAACATCACACAAGCATTCTTGTGGATGTTCAGCGTTGCCACACCCAAGCCAGTCGTCACCAAATTGTTCGGTCATCGTTCGCTCCTGACTTTCCTGAGCACTTGGAACATAAGCATGGACGGACAATATCGTCACCGTCCCACATTCGGTAGAACCACGGTACGAATGTATCGCAATCCTCACATTGTCCTCGCTGAAGAATCATCTCATACCAAATTGGTTCAGGTGGGTTCTTCATCCGTGACGGCGTATGTTTCATTCGCCAAGCGGATAACGAATCAAGCATTTTCAGAAACTCGGTCACATCTTCCGCAAAGAAGTTCAACTCTGCATTGTTCAACCTAATTTGCAGATGCTCAATCACACCTGTTTCCATGTCTGCATTCAGGCTAATGTTTGGCGTATCCAACATGAGCACTTTTGTGTTGGGCTTAAATAGGTGTTTCATTTTGTTTTCTCCATCATGTGATGTGTTTTACTGGATGTATGGTAATGGGCTGGTGGGCAATTCATCGGCACAAAAATGTGTACGATGGTATTGCACTTAACGCATTTGTAATTTCCCTGCTTAAAAACCACTGGTTTTGTTGAGGTTTTCGCTGGTGCCTTCGCTTTGGGCTTGGGCTTCTTGGTGGGCATGGCATCTGACATGTTATTCTCCTTGGTTATTTTCTTGGTCGTATTCAAACACTGCGTCAATGACTGCATCAACAAACGCAGGGTCTGCACTAAGTTTATTTGTTCGGTACAACTCCACCCTTGCCCAATCTATAAGGATGTCAACAAGTTCGTGTTGCTCCTCAGACATTACCGTGTCGTTATTAAAGTCCGACTGCGCAATGATAGCCTTCATGAGTTCCTTGAGTTCTTCTGCTGTACAGAATCGCTCCTCAATAGCGCAAGCCAAACCAAATTGAAGCAATTTAGATTTGTTATATGTGGATGCTGTTCGTTCTACAAGGTCCGTACTCAGACCTTCCCAAACCCAACTAGGCAAGTCGTAACACTCACCGTCATACTCACCCTCAGGACTAAGCCCTGACATAAGCAGACAAGGACCACGCAACTCCTGACGGAATAATGCGGTAGCCAAATAGTTAGGTTCCATATTGCGAATCAAACCTTCGTCATGGACATAACCAAGTACGATGCACACATCGCCTTGTTCGTTTTCAACTTCAACACGAACCATGTCAAAGTGACCACCCACCACCTTCTGAATTTCAGTGTGTGTAGGTTCAATTAACATCGGCTCAGGTTCAACCTGTGGACCCGATGGTAATACCGTTGCGGATATTGTTGTCATTTTGTTTCTCCTAATTTGTAATTTGCAATGGTTCCTGTGACCCACTGCTCTATTGCTTCGTCAACACCACAATCATTACACACACTGGTCGTGTTGTCAAGTCGTGACAACGCAACTCGTGGTGGATACATGTAGCATTCACATCGTGGACAGACAAGCCGTTCCGTATATTTCGTAGCCATTATTGTTTCTCCTAATTTGTTGTTGTTTTTATTTAAGGTCGTCATCATATTTCCAATCGTAACACCAGTTGTCATGGCAGTCACAATCGGGGTCTATGCATTCAAGTAGCCAAGGTGCACAAGCAGTACGGAAGTCAAGCATTGGCACATCATCGTTCCAATGTGTTCGTGACTTACCAATACGCTTGATTTGTACTCGTGGTATCCCCACTAGCATGTCGGCAAATACAACGCCAAACACCAATGAAACCAACCCAATTAGCATGAATATGTTCATGAGTTGTCCTCGCTAACTTCGTCAACTAGGTTCAAGCCCCATACCTTACGCCATTTAGACGCAACCAATTTGGCTTGACCGATTGAATGGCATTCCAATTCAAACACATGGCTATCTGAGGCATCGCCAGTAGGTGATGACACCCACAACTTAACCACATGACCCAAGCGATTCACATAAGTGACATCGCCCTTCATTTTCGTATCTGTATCTATTTTCATTTTATTTTCTCCTAATTTGTTTTCTTATTTGGCAGCACGATGCCGATAGCGAGACACACTACCGACACCATACCAACACCATGTGTCACTAGTCAAGCAAGCCTAAGCCCTTGATTGTTTGCATTATCCACTCAACAGGCTTGTTGATTATGTCATCGCTACCGCCATGTTCAATACGGTTGAGCACAACATCGCATTGCAATTCCTTAGCGAATGTGATTGGGATGCTAGTGCCATGACCATGTGAAGCCATTTTGCGAACACCACCATCACCTGACCACTTCTCACGGACTGAGAATGTCAGTCGGCGTAGCATCGCAGGGTGAGCAATGGCATACATCAACGAGTCAATGTCTAGTGGCTCTCGTGGGTCGTGCATTTGAACCAAGGTGGTGTGTGTTTGGTCCTTGCCAACCTTGATTGTAGTTTCACCCCACAACTCAATGCTGATACCCATAGTTGCCAGTAGGTCAACAAGTGCTGTGATGGTGACACCACGCTTGAGCATTTGCTCTGCAGGGGTGGAACCATTAGCACCGTAGTCCAATATGAGTCGGCATATTTTGCCTTGTGCAGTAGTGGCTACCTTACGGTACGCCACCATATGGTCAGGACGACCACCAAGGAAACGCCCCATGTCAACACGACCACCACATACTGAATTGTATGAACGCTTAACTGTTTGGAAACGCTCACCAATTTGCTCCTGCAATACTCGTAGCATTTTATCCAAAGCGTCACGCTCATCATGCCAACCATCGGTAGCCAATTTGACTGCCTCAGCAAGATTAGATGTGCCACCATGCCATATTGCATCGCCAGTATTGCTTGATTCCTCAAGATGAGGATTCGTATTTGCATACGCTAGTAACTCACTGAATGAGTTGAATTTGTCAATTACCTTGTTCATTATGTTCTCCTAATTTGATTCCAATTTGACTGTGCCACCCCATTACAGGGTGACACCAGCAAGTACCTTGTCACGCTGTACACCTTCAAGACCGAAGCCGAAAGTCATGTCAATGGCTTCCGCCACTGTGAAACCAAGGTGCAACAGGCTAGCACCGTGTTTCGCATCTCGTGGTGTAACCATAACTCGTAGCCCTGATGCCTCACAATTTGCTCTAGCCTTACGGATAATGCCTAGCCAATTTAGTTGGTGAATGACTAGTAAGCCAGTGGACGCTACCATCTCGTTCTCAATGTTCTCGTCAACACCGACAACGAATTTGATGAAACGATTCATCGTAGCAGCGTCAATAGGTGACCTACCGACATACTGAGCCGTAGCCCCACTACCGTAGGTGTTTCCTGCAGCAACCAATATGAAGTCGGGGTGTTTCTTGACCATTTTGTCAGGGAACGCCATGATGCCATTGCTTAGAGCCTGATTCAGTGTCACAAGTACATCGGGTGATGCATTGTCCATCTCGTCCAGTAGCATTACACCACCATTTTCGTATCTGTCACGGAACGATGTTGAATGCAGAACACCGTGACCATCACGGAACCCCACATAGTCAAATTTTGCATCCGTAGTACCACAAGATACAGCACTGAATTCCAACCCCATTTGCTCTGCAATTTGCTGTGGAATTGTGGACTTACCAGTCCCTGCTGGACCTACAAGGTACACATTCATTCTTAACATCATTGCCTTGGCGATGTCTGCATACTTAGCATGGACAACACCGACCGTAGGTTTAGATGTTACGCCATTGTTAACGATGACCACAGGAGCAGGACGATTAGCGACCTGTAATTGTAGGTCGTCAATTTGAGCCTGTAGGGCTTCAATTTGTGCAGGGTCAATTTGTGTTGTCGGTGGTGTCATAACACCACTGGCAAGCATTGACTCCATGAGTTGCTTGACTGCATCGTCAATGGATGAACCCTTAGGTTCAGCCTGACGAGGTGCACTGTTCAACACGACTTTCGCCGTAGGTGATGGTTCCATGAAAGGCTGAGGAACATAATTGTTCTTCTCGCCTAGTTCCTTGATACGGACTTGAACATGATTCAACATGTCTGACTTGTCCATGCCAACTGGTGTTCCTTTTCCTGCAAAAGCATTGCAGTATTTGCCAATCGCCATAAGGGTAGAACGGTCTGCCCAACGAAGTTGAGTAGTCCGTGGTTCCCCATTTACCTTTAGGTAAGTGTAGTCCGCCGAATCGGTGTCGGTGTTGTGTTTAATGCCAACAATCGTTGGCGCTTTTATTGCTCCCATGTTATGTCTCCTAACATTTGGGTAATGTCATAACCCCATTGGTTATGTCATCGTGGATATTAGTGGAATTGAACCACCCTGTCAAATTGACAGCCACCAAGGATACCCGACTAGATATTATCTAGCAGTCAATCGGAAAGCCACGAAATACCGTGACATCATCATAAGCAACATACCGAGGGTCACCACCATTGCGGTAGTATTTCCATTCGCCACCAATAATGGCATTCATGCCATTTTGGTCCGAAACACTGCCACGACCAACGCTAATTGGCTCAAATGTCCAACCAAATTCAGGTGAATCCTCAAATTGACCCATAAGGGTACTGTAATGAAACACTTGACGAACATCCACAAGGTCACTGAAGTCCTCGTAATGCCAATTTCCTACGGTAACGGTCTTACCGTCCTTAAAAGGCGTAGCCTTTGGGTTGATTGCTTCTAATTTCATGATGTCTCCTCATGTTTTGTTTACTGTCCATGCCAAATTAGCGTGGACATAGTGGACAAGGTAGGAATCGCACCTACCGTACCAACAGCACCTAGTGCCTTGTCCCCGATGTTGATTGACTACGCATCACCGTAGGTTCTTTCCATGATAACGACATGGACACCGACATGCTACAGCATGTTGTCTTGACTCTAGGTGACGCAATGCACCGATAACCCATTGACACCAGTCAGAGTCACTGCACCTACCGTTGGTAGGAGATACGGCTATGCCCAAGGTTGCTTTATGGACTAGTCCCGTAGTGTTGGGATATGACATGAACCTAGACGGACTGGTCTAGACGCATTCCACCACAGTACAAGCCCTAAAGGGTCTTGTATCGTAAATGATGACGCTCTCACTGCACAGTATCGGCAAATAAGCCCGAATCCTGTACCGTGGTACATGTCTCCTACCCTTCATGCCTTCTGAGTGCACTTCGCTAGTAAGCATTGCCATCGGATGCCTCTCACCATGAGAGCAGACACCGTGGTCAACCGAGTCGCTATGAGGTGACCTGTATCGCTACAAGTCACGGACTCGTTCAATCCGACCCGATGTTGCGAACACCGAACCGAAGTTGATGCCGAGAACAATAAGAGCATCAAAACCAAATTACTACGACTCATTACGAAACGGACCTTCAAAGCCTTGTGGCATATAGGAAAGAATTTTTTCCCAAATAGCCAAAATGAAGCCTCGTACACCCCATCACAACGGTTTCACCGTCACACGCCTAGCGCCGAATCGCAGGCATAATGCGCACCATTCTCGTGTCACAGGAAGCAATCGTGACAGGTGCACAGGCACATGCGCTCACAGGTCACGCCTCATGCGCTCGCCCGATAGCACACTTTCCGCACCATGTCAAGTAGCCACTGGTTACCACCCCCAAATAACCGATGGATACTACAGGGCTTGACTTTCACCGCCTCGCGACTCTGCGCACACACACACTAGGGGGGCGCATGGGGGGGTAGGTACGGTCGGACCTCTGGGACTCAATTAGGGGATAGCCAGAGAGACTGAATTCGTGGGACCCCTATATAAAATATATTATTTTAAAATTTGAATAGACTGGCTGGTTTGTCCATGCTATAATGCTTGTGGTGTATGGGTTTGGATATGAAAATACCACCCGTTTTAGGGGTGGTATTCCAGTGTGGCTGTCTCCCTTGGGTTTGAACCAAGATTTGACGGATTAACAGTCCGTTGCATTGCCAGTTATGCTAGGAGACAATGCTGATTTAGCAGTCCCATTTTCTTAATGCTAGGGCTTTGCGTGTTGGGCGACCTTTGGAGTCTTTCATTGGTCCTTCCATACCGCCCATTCTTGCACAGAATGATTCTCTGCGTGCTGCTGCTTTGGGGGATTTGGCTGCTTGTTTGGCTGAGACAGGTGGCTTCAGTGTTCCGCCTGTTTGTGCCTTGTAGGATGCTCGTCCTTTGGCGTTTAATCCACCTTTGGGGTTTTTACCTTCGGCACGGGTCCATGCAGGAGTTTTCTTGGCTGCCATTATTTCTTCTTCTTACGGCTTGCAGCCATGTTATCCACAAGGTTTGGGTATGGTCGTCCTGCTGCAACGGCTCGTGCTTTGGCACTAGCCTTTTGGGCTGAGGACAATGGCTTGGATTTACCTTTAGCCTTGGGGTTTGGTGTAAGCCAGACTGGCTTTTCCATTTACTTCTTTTTCTTCTTGTAAGTAACTTCTACTTTTTTGCCAGTTTTTTTAGCCGCTACTTTAGCGTCTTTCATACCAGCATCCGTATAGGGGAACTTTTTGTTTCCAACCTTGGGCATGTTACTTCTTCTTCTTTGGTGGGTATGATGACTTTACGCCACCTTTTTTGGAACCGTATTCTGCTTTACGCTCTTTTGGACCTTCAGCCTTTTCGTGCTTCATTCCTGAGTCTTTGCCCATCTTCTTCATTGGTTTGTCCACGCTAACTTGGTTATTGGTGCTGCCAATCTAGGCAGCACATTGCTTCTAGGTTCTAGTTACTTGAACCAATCAACTCACACTTCGTTCCGTTGATTGGGACAGTTTTTCTGTCCCCCCCTATATCCCCCCCAGCCGTTCCCTAACGGGGACGGTCAATTCCCACTATGTGGGATGGGAACGAAACAACCTAATGTATGAGTGCTAACGGCAACAAATTCACAGCCCTAGACGAAAGACAAGAAGCCTATCTGGAATGGCTGCTATGTCCCCAGCGTTTGCGTAAACCCCCAACACAAGAAGCCTATGCGAAAGATGCTGGCGTGGACACCACGACACTAAGAAGGTGGCAGAAGCGCCCAGCGTTCGCCTCACAATGGAAGAAGCGTGTAGAGGAACTACAGGGTTCACCAGAGCGTACTCAGACGCTGCTGGATAACCTTTATGAGCGTGCGATGGATGGTGACACCAAATCGGCTCAACTGTACCTTCAGGCGACCAACAGACTGTCCCCACAGCAGGTCAATGTTACTACCACTACAACTACATCGGAACTATCTGACAGTGAGTTGGATGATTTGCTCAAGTCGTTGGTTGTAAACGAAAAGTCTGAACGCAACCTAAAAGCCGTCTAGGAATCCTAGGGCATGTTTGAGAACCTTTGGGCTTGTCCACGCTGTGGTCAATGGCTACCCAAATCGTTTCACGACTGCCCCGACTGTCACCCTACGGATGAACTACACAAAATGAAAGACTCAGATGACTGAACTTCAAGATGCCATCAACGAAAGAGAATGGCGCAAATGCAGAGGACCCGAAAACGCCACACCAGAAGAACGCCTAGAAGCGTTCCTGTATTTCTGTGCAAACTACTGGTACATCAAACACCCAGAACGAGGACGCATAGAGTTTGAACTACGAGAACCCCAAATAGAAACCATCCGCATGTGGCTAGTGGAACGCTACAGCGTTGTGCTCAAAGCACGCCAAATTGGGTTCTCCACTTTGGCTGCTGCTTTTGCCTTTTGGCTTGTGTTCTTTGAACAGGACCGTTTCATTGTTATGTTGTCCCGTACTGAGCGTGAGGCTGCCAAACTGCTATTGAAGTCTAAATATGGTTTTAGGTTTTTACCTAGTTGGATGAAGGAAAGGGGACCTAGCCTGATTAGCGACCATCAACTGAAGATGGCTTTCACAAATGAATCAGCCTTAGAGTCTCTGCCTTCGTCCAATGACCCTGCTCGTGGTGAATCGGTGTATTTGGTTATTGTGGATGAGATGGCTTTCTTGCCTAACGCTGAGGAAGCGTGGGCTTCTATTGAGCCTGTAGCCGATGTCGGTGGTCGTGTTATATGTTTGTCCACTGCTAACGGGTCTGGTAACTTTTTCCATAACATGTGGGTTGGTTCCCAAACGGGAACTAACGCCTTTAAGGGTTTGTTCTTCCCTTGGAGTGCTGGTGACCGTGACGAGGACTGGTACGAATCTAAATCTAAAACGATGCAACCTTGGCAGTTGCATCAGGAGTATCCACGGATTCCTGAGGAAGCCTTTATTAAATCTGGTAACCCCGTATTTGACATTGATGCTTTGGACAAACTTCCAACTATGAACCCATCTAGAGGTTTCCTTGATTGTATCGTTGAGCGTCAAGTTCGTTGGAACCCTGCTGAAGATGGTGAAATTAGCGTCTGGTCTGAACCTGAAATTGATGGTGTGTATGTGATTGGGGCGGATGTGGCTGAGGGTCTTAGTTATGGTGACTATAGTTCTGCTCATGTTATTAACTGTTCCACAGGTCAAATTGTGGCTCATTGGCATGGACATATTGAACCCGACCTATTTGGTAAAGCATTGGCTGAATTGGGTTGGTGGTACAACACATGTCTAGTGGGGGTTGAGAATAACAACCACGGGCTAACCACATTGAAAGCCCTACAGCGTACTGGCTACAGGAACATCTATAAGCAGCGCCGTTTGGCGCATGCTCGCCCTCAGGCTACTGAGGTTTTGGGTTGGCGTACCACTAGTTCTACTAAGCCGTTGGCTATTGACGAGTTATCTGCTGCTATTCGTACTGAGTTCCTAGAGATTTACTGCTCTAAGACTATTGCTGAGTTGCGTACATATGTTCGCAAAGAGAATGGTAAAATGACTGGTTCCCCTCATGACGACAGGGTTATGTCTTTGGCTATTGCTAACCAGATGATGAAATATGCTCACCTTCCTGAATACAGTCCAAATATGGTTGTCCCTAAAAATAGTTTAATGTGGTGGGAACAGCATCTGTTTTCGGAACAAAACGGAAACAAAGTTCACATTGGCGCTCACAATGTGCGCAATCTTTCAAATTAGGGAACGATTAACCTAGACATGATGGTATTTGTATGCGAAAATTGCTCTAAGAGTTTTCATGATGAGGAATTGCCACGCCGTGGCGCACTTTGCTTTGGTTGCCATGTTAAATCATTGCATATTGGCTTCAGCCACGGCAAAGATAACTTTCATGGTGACACCATTGGTGAGAAACAACGCAAAATAGTCTCTGACGCAGCCTCTAAGGGGATTACTGCGGAACCTGTTGGGACTAGGTGGATTTAAATGCAATCATGGTTTGTACCCATTGTGGTTGCTGTCATTGGTGGACCATTAATGGTTCTCATGCAACTATTGCGCAAAGAGAACACAAACCAACACGCCGAAGGGCGTGAACTACTTAGGGAAGTAATCTCAAAAGTAGATAGAGTCGGAACTAAAATTGACGGTCATATTGGCTGGCACGAAGGTAAGGAAACAAAATGAAACTTAGCGCAACACAAAAAGCAGCATTGGCATCATACGGACGGTCTGTTCTTGCAACAGTATTGTCGGCGGTTCTTGTCGGCGCTAAAAGTTGGTCAGACATTCTTGCAGCCTTTATTGCTGCAGCAGTACCACCAATCCTGCGTTATCTGAACCCTAATGATACAGCGTTTGGTGCTGGCTCTAAATAATGGCTAAGACTTCTCAAGCAGACCTACTCGCTAGGTATTCTAGTCGTATCGCCACTTCCAAAAAGTGGCGTAAAGATGAAGGCATGGACGAAACATGGCGCAGACTTAGTGACCTGTATCGTGGCAAGCATTACGATGACTTTGCTGAAGAAGATAGAATGATTGTTAATATTGGATTTTCCACTATTAATGTTATTGCCCCTAGCGTTGCTATTAACTATCCTAAGGTTGTTGTTTCTGCTACACTACCTGAGCAGGCTCCTAATGCTGTTATTGCTGAGGCTGTTGTTAACTATTGGATGCGTCACTATAATATTAAGCCTGAGTTTCGCCGTGCGGTTAAAGATGCTTTGATTTTTGGTCATGGCTGGGTTAAAATTGGTTACCGCTTTATTGAAGAACAATCAGTCACTGCAGCACAAAATACTGACGGTGAAGATATAGACATCTCAGATGACGCTCTGGATAGTGACCCTATCTCCAGCACTTCTG